TTTTTTATACTTTAAACATATATTTTTATGGCTATTTTTAGCCGTTTTAAGCCTTGTTTCTCCATCTTTGAAATCACGAAAAATATATTTTTCGTATATAATTCGTATTTTTGATTTACTCATTTGGTGTGCCTTTCGGTGTGTATATAGCTTTCTTTTCTCTCTTGACAAATTTATGTGCTGAGTGATAGTTTATATCTAAATAGTGTTTCATTAAAAGTTAAAAGGAGAAGCTATGTCAGAAATGAAAATGGACATTGATGCAGCGATTGCATCCGGCAAAGATTTTGCTAATAGAATTGATAAATATCACTTTGAAAAGCTTAGAAAATTTCTAATTGATAACAGTGTCTTTGAAGATGATGAATTTATCAACGGAATGTGCGAGATTGGACTATCGGGAAAAGCAGACGTAAGCTTTTTAAATCACTTGCTTGAGTTAAAATCTTATGATCGTACAAAATTAATTCAAGCTTTTGTGCTTGGAATAACAGACACATTTGAAGAGTAAAAAGAGGCTGTACAGCCTCTTTTCTTTTGATTATACAAGACACACTTTAAATTCCAATTTGGATATATTCAACTAATATAGTATCTTTTATAACTTTTTTCTTGACTAAACAAGGTACACTTTAAATTCCAATTTGGTTAAATTCAATTAATTAAATTATAGTGTACTGCATCTGTATGTCAAGCTTTTTATTTTAAGCCTTTTACAAATTCGATGAACATCTCTCTTTCGTTTTCTGTTTCAAACACGTTGCATGGATCAATATATCTCTCGCAGATTGGGCCTTGTAAAAACTGTTTTCTTAAATATTCAAAACGCTCTTTGTTGTTGCCCGTTTCAATTTTTTCATTAATAGCTTCGAGAATGTAATTATTTATTTTTTCAATAACCACGCTATTTAGTTCTCTTGCTTTCGCTGCTTTTTTTCTTCTTGTTTCTTCCTTACTTGCGATTACTGCGTTTGCGTTAAATATTTCCTCCTTGATTTCAATAACCTTGCATCCAAATGCTCCTCTTTTGATTTCTGCTGCTCTTTGTTTTGTGATGTACATTTTTTACCTCTTTCTTTTCTTTGCTTTGTTTTATTTTATGTTTATATAATGCACTCATTGAGTGCATTTGTCAAGCCTTTTTTATGAACTTTTTTTATCTTTTTTGCAATCTGCATCTACTTTAAATGCTAACAGATCTAATATGTACTTTGCAGGGTTGCGACTTCCCTCTTCCCAATTTTGCAAAGTCCTGCGTGACATTCCATATTTTTCAGCAAACCGTGCTTGACTTAATCCGGTTTGTTTTCTAAGTTCTTTTATATCCATTCTGTCCCCTTGATTTTTCTTTGTTTTTATTTTATAATTTACAAAGCCTATTCTTTAGGCTTTGTTTTGTTTTAACCGCCCTCTTAATCCTTTCGGATGAGGGCGGTTTTTCTGATTTACCTATATTATTTTTTTATTATTCATCCTCTTCAACTTCAATTTTCGCACCGCATTCTATTGCATATGCTATAGTTTCGTCTGTCCAGTAATCCTCTGTAATCTCTACATCTTCCATAAATTGTGCGCGTCTGAGCCACACTCTTTTACCGTCGATGTTGAATTCTAGGTCATCTGTGCCGTCATCATTATTGTCCCAACTCCACATCAAATTTGCTTCTGTAAGGGCAGTTACATCAATAGAGGGCTTTGCTGGTTCAAAATCGGCTCCAGCTATAAACTCGCCCGACTTGTCGCATTCACAATACATCAGTGCGTACTCTTCAATATACATGAGTTGTTCGCTCCGTATATATGAACAGCGGCACCCCTTCAACTTTTCAAGGGCTTCGGCTTCTTCGTCAATGCTCCACCTCATAAGTTCTTCAGGGTTTGAGCCATCTCCGTATATTGTGTCCATGTTCTCAAAACTTTTGTATTCAGCCATCGTCAATGTGGCTTCGCCTTTCAGCAGGATTATTGTATTATACATGATTTTTACCTCTCTTTTCTTTTTGTTTTGTTTTATCTTATGTTTATATAATGCACTCATTGAGTGCATTTGTCAAGCCTTTTTTATGAACTTTTTTATTTTTTTGCAATAAAAAAAGGAGGGCAGACGCCCTCTCCATTTTTACTTATATCGCAATAAGATTTGCTTTGTTTACCGCAGCTGTGACAATATTTCCCTTACCAATCACGACACGATTTCCACTTACCTCGATGACATCGTATGTGTCATAGTACGCAGTAAAAGGCTGTCCATTGTACTGCACTGCGTTTAGCACCTTTACCTTGCCTCCTGCCTCGATCGTTCCCGTGCTTACTGCTCCAACCTTTATGATTGACGATGCTCTCACGGCCGCAGTTACTGTTGAGCCCTTACCAATTACGATACGATCGCCATTTACCTCAATTACATCGTATGTTGAGAAGTAAGCAACAAATGGCTCGCCATTATACTGCACAGCCTGGATAACTTGTACCTTATCGCCCACTGCAAATAAGTCGCTTGATGTTTGCGGTGGTGTTACTGTTGATGCAGATGGTGCTGCAGGCTCACCCTGACTAAAGCCATTTAGTCCAAGGTCTATCATGATGTTTGGATAGTCCTTGTAGCAGTAGTTCTGGTCTGTCGTTACTCCTGCCACCTGTGGACTCCTCAAGAAGTTTGTTGACCCACCAAACTGCCACATACCATAGTCAAGTCCCGTTGGCTCTTGCGTTCCCCAGGATGCGATCCACCAATCGTACTTCTGATTTAGCTCCGGACCACTGATATAATTGTTATACCAGTCTATGTTCGTGTACACACCTACATAATATCCATTCCTCTCAATTTCGTCGCAAAATGTCCTTACGAGCGAATCGAGGGTTTCTCTGCCAAGCCCCTTTAGTGATGGATCCTCAAGGTCAAGATAAACGGGATATTCGAGTTGTGTCCCGGATATAACGCTTATGCACGCTCTTGCTTCTGCTAGTGCCTCTGTAGGTGTTGTCGCATACATATACCAATATGCACCAACAGGAACGCCAATCGCCTTGAGTGATGCATAGTGCGTGTCAAATGCTGCATCTTTTGCGGTTGAATATCCTGCTCTCAAAATTGCAAACTCGACTCCCTCCTGCTGTGCTCTGTAGTAAGGATAACCTGCCTGCCATGTACTTATGTCTATTCCGAATCTTTTCATCGTTTATTCTCCTTTGCTTTCGTCTAGTTCTGGCAATCCTGCAACACTTGTTAGCAGTGATAGTAGTCCTGCTAGTGCTGATGCACTTACAACTACTGTCCAATTAACATCTGTCAGCAGTGCTGTTGTTCCAATCGTCGCAATCGCAGTCTGCGCTACAGTCTTTACTGCTCTTGTTCCTGCTTTCACTGTCCAATCTTTCCAATCTCTGTTTTTCATATTTTTACCTCCTTGAAATAAAAAAGGCAGCATTTCGCTGCCGATTGACCAATTATTTAATATTGCAATTATCCTTTAAAGGAAGCTGCTTGACTTCGTTGATGACTTTTTCGGCGGTGCCATTGCCACCGAGTTTCTTGTATGGGTCATAGAGATAATCCACAAGGTTTTCGTATTCATCTCGAGTGATACATCCTCGCTTAATATAGCACTCTCCGAGATAGCATATTCTATCGTGTCCCAAGCCACGCATCATCATTGCATAGTCGCTCTTGCGCTCCATGTACCTCTGCACTAGCATGCTGATAAAGCTCCAAAGCCCCGTACTCGCGAAAACCGCTATTATTATTGCTCTTTCCATATGCCCTCCTATTTCCAGCGACCGCGAACTTCAAAGTGTGCATACCAAAACTCCTGCGTGTTTATGTTTCGAGGGCTATAAGAATGTAACTCAAACTTGCTTGCGTTAGACGTTTCCCTGAAATCGTTTGTAGCAAGTAGTCCACCACCGTGCGAGCCTTGTGCTATTACAGACGTCAGCTTGTTAAACGTCACAGGCAGATTGACAAAGATAACCTTTCTCCACCATGTTGACGTGATATCCGCATACCCGCCAGGGAAAGTAACCTGCCCATTTCCCCAGGCGTGCATATCTCCTGAGTCATATTTAACGACAGTCCACGAAATACCGTCTTTTGTGATCTCTTCCCTCGATACAATACAATCCTTAGTTTTCTTGACCTTGTTAAAAATCTCGTTGATTGCATCTGCAAGATTTCTTGCATTAGTTTTTAACATGTTGACATTTCCCATGTCGTCCCTAACGCTCTTTATCTGACCTGCATACTTTTCGTCAGTGGATTTAATCTCTTGTTTGAGGTCCTGGGCAAGTGTGCCTGATAGCGCTGAGTTTACTGTTCCAAAACTATCCTTGAGCTGACTCCACAGATTATCAAATAGCCCGCGATACTCAACTGCTGGAACGACCCAACCACAAAGATTTGAGTCCATCCTTGTATCAGATATGTTGACAGCTTCGATTGATGTTGCACGAGCTGGTATGTAGACGTCAGCGATTGCCAGTTCGTAGTAGTTCGATTCTCTGATTAAATCCTGGGCAACAGGATTTGTTGCTGCAACACCCTCTTTGAGGTAGATGTCAATGTCTCTCCTATCCTCTGCAGTGTCAAATCTCAAAACGATTCGGTCTATACGAGGAAGACTCGATGCAGGAGACAATGTGATCTGTCTGTTATTGTTCTCCTTAAAAACTGCACCCTCAATGATTGCGCCACCGGGCTTTACATTAACGGTCATGCCTCCGTGAGCTGTGACCATTAGTCCATCGATTGGGTTAATAAACACACCGTTGCCCCAACAGAGTTTATTAAAATCTCTTTCGTCCTGAGCCGTGATTGCCCTATCCCACTCATTCCCGATTATCCTTTTTGACTCAAATGGAAAACTCTTTGCCATACTATACATCCACCTTTCTGTAAACTTGCCTGTTTGGAGTTCCAAAAACAAGCTCTATATCCACTTTATTTTTTGCATGAACCTCTCTAACTTCAACGAGCCTTGAGGTAAACTCTTTTTGTATTGAGTCGATATTGATTGTACAAATATCGCCTAGATCGTAGTCTTTGAGATAATAAAAACGATGCTGCAATACATCTACCGAGATAGTCTCTTGCTTGTAGTTATTTAGCATTTCAAGTTTTGCTGCATCCCTCATTTTTGACCTTATGAGTGCCTCGTTTTCGCTCTTGATCTCAACACCACTTATGCTTGCGTTAAACACTTTGAGCGGAATACAATGACCTAAATCGCTAGGCACGTTGTTATCAAACTGTACGTATTCGTGTATTGCCCTGACCTTTTTGCCGTCCTTCCAAAAGCCGTGAACCTCGTTTGGCGTCTTAAAGTCATCGGGGATTTCTTGACTCGCTAAAAAGCCACTGTATATCCCGCTTTCATCACATGCATATTCGCATTTAGATATATTGCCCCAAGCCTCTCCGAAAAACACATCATCACGCAAATCGCGTCCCTTTTGAATGTGCAGCTCAATGCCTAAAAGCGGTTTGCCCAGTTCCTCTTTTGCTGAGAAAATCGGTCTGCAAATAAGTGTATATCCTGCAGACTTTAAAGCTTTTCGCATAGCAGAGCCTGTACTTTCGCCGAGTTCTGCGATTATAGATAGTTCGGTTGGTACGTCACTATCTGCACTGAGCTTTGCGCCATTAACAGTGCCTCCTGCCACATTCCAATGCGGTTCACCAGCAGTATCTCCCGGTTCGTAATACTTGTCGCTCACAGTCTCAAGCAACCACTGTTTAATTCTTTTCTTGACCTCAGCCTTACCCTTAAACGTTACGGTTGAGATTGGTATCGTATAAGCACTCCAATCAAGCACTTTGTCGATAAAAAAGCCCGACAGCGTTACAAATTCACCGTTGTTTTTCTCCTCGTAAACAACTTTCTGTACCATTGCAGTCTCTGGACGTCCTATGCACTGGATGTACTTGACATTCGGGTCATAGTCCTTAGCTGCCATGTATAGTACAAATGCCCCACACTCAAAATATTTCCTACTCCATTGCAGTTCAACAAAATCAATCATCTTGACCTCTTCGCCGAATTTATTTAGACACTTGATCATTTAAACACCTCCATATCTTCCCACGAAGCTTACTTCTGCAGTAAATGCTGTATTGCCATCTTTTGATATTTTGATTTGATTATCTCCATAACCAAGTACCATCTGCATGAGGTCTCTAGCGTCAAAATCGCTGTAGGGAACGTCTTTACCGTTCTTTTTGACCGTTCGCTTGTCGCAGTCAATAACGAGGACATCAGCCGCGTTTAAGACGGTTTTAACGCTTGTCTTAATCTGTCCCATCTCAATGTCAACGCCAGGAACATAGCCGGTTGATTTTATTGTAATTACGATTGGAGCGGGTTCGCTGCCAAGATAATTGATTACCTTTGTGTCAGTCTTTGTTATCTCACCAAATGCGAGCTTGCCACCTCCTGGAGCATAGTATCTTGTGCAGTGCCATAGTGGAGTTACTGCGCTAAAGCTTGTAGTGACTTTATTGTCCCCAAATAGATCTGCATGAGGCGACTGAAATAACAGCTCAAGATTAGGCTTGCGATAAACATTTCTTGACGGATAACTCGCTGCTTTGATAACACAGTCTTTTGCTATCTTTGTAACTCCAGCATATGTAATATACAAATCATACTTATGATTAGCATTGTGAAATCCGATAACATCTTCTCTTAAGCTATCATTAGCTCCGTTCATTCTCGCCGACAAAGTAATCTGTCGGCCATGCTTTCTAATACCTGTTATAATGTCACCATGGCCAAACCCTCTTGCCTCTGAAAATACTTCAATTTCAGGAAAGTCAACACCTTCAAGTGTCAACATTTTCCAATCGTTTTTGTTATAACTAAATCGGAGACCATCACTTCTGACAGCCTCCACGTTTACTTGTTTATTCATATGTTACCTGCCAATCCAAATTTTACTGCCTCGCTTCTCAGCACCCTTGCGTGCTCGCCCGGAGTCTCAACTGGCTGATTGATGTTAATGGTTTGCATCACAGTTGTCTCTCCTGCAGCCACGCCATTACGACCAATCTGATTGTATCTTGCTCCAGGAGGCAATGTTATTGCGTCTCGTTTTAATCTTGCTCCATTATATCCACCGTTTACAGTTAAGTCAGCCTCAACTCCTTGCATATCGCTTGCGAAACGGTCTTTTACGCTGTTCGTAAAGTCTGATACGACACCAAGTGCATACGCGGTCTTTCTCGTGATACCATTAGCAATACCGTAGATCAGATTGTTACCGATGTCCCTTTCGCCCCACCGTGATGGAGATTTGATACCAAAAAAGGACTTTATTTTGCTCTTTACTTTGCCAAAAAAACCACCAATCATATTCATAAGCCATCCGAACTTATCGTTAATTCCGTTCCAAAATCCGCTTATGATTTGACCACCTATTGATACAAACTTGCCAGGCAAACTCTTGATACCATTAACAATACTCCTTACAAAATCGGCTATTCCGCTTACAGCTCGGCCAACTAAATCTGCAATCCACGCAACCACCTTTGCAATGACTTGCGCTAAATATATGGCAATCCGGATAGGCAAAGTCTCCCACCATATCAAAAAGTCTATTGCTTTTGATATAAAAGCTCTAATACCATTCGGGAGGGTTTCGGTAAAAAATGTCACGATTCCCATTACCACAGATGTAACAAAATTCTTGATACCTGTCCACAGATTTATCCAAAACGCTCTGAATCCTTCAGACGTTTTCCACAAATAAATAAAACCACCTACAAGCGCCGCAATCGCCATTATGATTAGCATAACAGGATTCACAGACATAGCCGCATTTAACAGAATTTGAGCTGCTGTTACGGCCGTCGTGACTGCTTTATACGCAACAAAGGCAGATACAAGCATAACAATTATGATTTTAAATCTGTCAAAATTGCGGATTATCGCACTCAATATAGATGTTATCGGACGCAATAGAGGTACCGCATCACCAAGTTTTCTTAAACCTTTAATGACTGCTGGAACCAAGCTTTTTGCAAACGCCTTGCCGAGGCTTTGCGCAACGATTTTGATTCGGGGGATAAGGTTCCCGAGAAATATTGCGACAGAATCAGCAAGATTTTTCATCGCCTTGTCGACGTCGCCACCTCCGGCAAAAGCAGTAAGCAGATTTTCCCATGCCGCTTTCATCTGATTCGCACTGCCCTCAATAGTTGAGTTTGCTTCCTTTGCGGTTGTGCCAGCAATCCCCATGTGGTCTTGCACTACACTTATGGCATTAACAATATTCCCGAAACTTATACTATTTTCATCAACGGTTATTCCGAGTTTCTTTTGCACGTCTTTCATTTTCGAAGCATCTTTAATAAGACGTTCCATTTCCTCTTTAGTACCACCATAGCCGAGCTTGAGATTATCCAGCATAGTATAGTTTTGCTTAGCAAAGCCTTGATATGCAAATTGTATCGACTCAATAGATGTTCCCATTTTATTTGCATTGTCTGACATATCAGTAACTGCTCTATTTGCGTACTCAGCAGATTTTTTCGTATCTCCATCAAGCGATTGCAATAACGATGCACTAAAGCTAGTTACTGTCTCCATGTACTTATTAGCACTCATGCCTGCCGTTTTGTATGCGTTGTCTGCGTACGCCATGACTTCTTTGCTGTTCTTTTTAAACAAAGTCTCTACGCCACCTGCGAGTTGTTCGTATTGCGCAAATGACTTTATAGCCAAAGTTCCAAGCCCTACTGCGGTTGTTACAAGTGCAGCACCTATCATCGCTGCACCTCTGCTCACGCTCCCTGAAAGACTGTCAACACCTTTATCTACACCTGTCGTATCAAGCAGGGTTTTTATCTCTAAAACATTTTCATTCATTTGCTATCCCCACTCTTCATCAAACTTGCGATACTGCTCTTCTTCCTCTTCCGTAAGCACTGTCGGAAGCTCCCATGCGTTTCGCTGCTCCCTAAACTCTTTATCAGTTGACGCTCTAAATCCTATAACTTGCCCAAGCAATGTCTTATCAGTGATACCTTTTAGCAATGCTTTAAATTTATGCCAGTGTAGGTCAATTTCAAGGATATCTATTCCGTATTGCTGCAAAAAAGCGCTATAAATGAGTTCCGCATCAATATCAAAGTCGAGCGTTTCAACTCCTGAATCGCTCTGCTTTGGAACAGGACAAGGATTTGTATAAAACTCTACAAGTGCCAAGAAAATGTCGTTAGGCACGCCCCAGTCTCCTTTGACCTGAACACAAGGCGAATTGCCTTTAAATAAAGGTCTGAAATCAGTGCATTTATGAAAGTTTAGCCAGTATCTGTAGTCTGTGTTTAAAAAAAAACGCCTCCCACGAACCTCAATTGAGTCGGGGAGACGATTTGTTAAAGTTAGCATTATTTAAGCTTCGCAATCTTGTCCACGCTCTGCGCTACGTCGTTAATTACGTCAAGTGCAGGTGAATTTAATTGCTCAGCCTCTCTTTGTCTCTGATGCTCACGGATTCTCTGCAGATAAGCATCAACAATGGAATTATAGCAGATTGTCAGAGTCTGCAAATCAACATCTTCCACTTTCTTTGCGTCAAGAACTACTTCTGCGTTTTCCTTGCCTAATAGCTCAGAGCATAAGTCCCATTGCTTACGATAGCATTCTACACCTTTGTTTGCTACGCTTAGATTTCCGATTTCATCCATCTTTCGCTGCACCGCTAAAGTCTTCTTTGGGAGGACGTATTCCTCTCCGTCCCACATTAAAATATCTGCCATTTTTTACTCCTTATCTTCTACTTTTTTGTGAACGTTGGAACGCCAGCTTGTAACTTTGCTGTTCCCTTTTCAACTGTACCACCAAACGGCAAGTCAAATGTGATTGTGCCCTCGACTGCATTCATAGAATCAATGCTTAGCGTTGCTTCTGTGACCCATGCTTTATAAGCACCTGCTGTCTCGTCAAAAATAAACACAATCATAGCATCGACCTTTGCGTCTGCTCCCGTTGCAAGACCGTAGAACTTTTCCCATATGAAGTCGAAATCCGGCTCGCCTTTATACATAGTGAGCGGCATCCCGTCAATGCCAGGCTTGTAGCTTTCCAGCTCCGTGGTTGGTGACTCATCTGAGATGTAGTCGTAGTCCTGCTTCTGTGGATCAAGTTTAATCTCAAGCTTTGTAGCTTTCTTTATTCTAATCCACTTGGGAGAGTCTTTTGTTCCTGTATTGATAAACAGTGCGATCATGTGTTTTTTAACACGCTTAACCTGTTCTGCCATTTTACCTTTCCTTTCTGTAAGTTATTCCTACACTAATCTGATAGACAGCTTGCTCGCCATCTGTTTCTTGCATATAAAATGAGCTTGCGACCTTTATCTCCTCAATGTTATACCCTTTCGGATAATTTGACTTGAGGTTTTGTTCCTCGATCCATTGTTCGAATTGTTCCAGGAACTCTTGATTTGATACCCTGTCGCGCTCTTCCTGAGCCTCTTGCCTTGCAACGATATAAAAATAATCAGTGCATAGTGTACTGCCATCAATATAATCGACTGTCTCGTTGGTTGGTTGCTTGTATATGCCCAAGCTTTCCGCCTCGGCTCTTAATCTGTCTGTGTCAAAGTCATCGCAGAGAGCAAGACCAGGACATCCTCTCATCCATATTTTGATTGATTCTGATAATGTCACTTAATCACTCCCTTTCGCCATGATTTGCTTTGCGCCACGTGCTATTGCAGCAGCACCACCTTCACGCTTCATGCGCTCAAACCAATAATTTCCCCTTTTAGGCGCGCCTTGAAAGTTGGCAGGCATATAATACCATCTTCTAGCATAAGGCGTGGTATACCTTACGATACCACTACCTATAACCGTACCAATTTGTCCGCTTTTTATAAGGTCACTCTTATCCTGCGGAACATACGGTACGCAGCGTCTCAGAACTTCCGAGTCAATAAACATTTGAACCTTGCCGCGTTTATCGACGGAGAACCGACGCTTTATCTCATCATTGCTCTGTAATTTTAAATTTAAACTTACATGCTTCATACGCCTGTCACTTTCCAATTCTTGAGATGATCTCGGTTTGTGTTATCCGATAATGATTTCAGGGTAACCACATCCGAATAATCTCGTCTGAGGTCTTTTAGCCTATAACTGTCCCCTACGTGTTTATCGCACTCACCCAAGACGGCCACGCTTAAGTTTGACGCGGTTTCGATTGTCCAATAACTCAATCTGTCACTGGATGATAAAAACTCCTTATACGGCAAATATAGGGCTTTATGCGGGATGGTGATTGAGACGGTATCAACAATGTTCAGCTTCCCATCTATATTGACGGATTGAACCCTCTTCCGCTTCCACATCACCCCTTTAAGGACTGCTCTGTGCCATTTTTCAACGCCATTATCTTTGTAATAAATATATATCGTGATTGTGTCCGTAAAAACCATTACATGCACCCCATTAATCCTGTCCCGGACAAGATGTCAAAGATAGCGCTTTTTAATGCCGTTTCTCGGTCTTTTGTTGACGCATACGTCTCAGAGTATCCGTCATTTGAAACAGAGACAATGCCATTATTATCGCTTTGGTTCGCAAGAGAGTGTATAACGTGAATAATCGCAGCCTTAACCTGTTCGTATCGATAATCTGCTTCTGATGTTACATCATCAATTCGTCTTGCTGTCCAACCTCTGAGCAAACCTTTTGCTCTTTCAAAAAGACGCTGATATTCTGCCTCGTCTTGGATGTCTGTGTAAATGACTTGATACTCTTTTAACGTAACGTCTATCATTGCTATTTACTACCTTTCTTGTCCTCTTTCGACTCATCAAGAACATCTGCAGCTACAGCATCCGAGATAGCCTCGTCAGTTATAGCGGCGTTCTCGCCTGTCTCAATCTTTGCAACGCTCTCATTCGCGAGAACCTCCTCATTAAAGATTTCAAGACCTACAATTCTACCCATTGTTACCTCCTATGCTTTATGCATTCCTGCGATACCGCTTAGCTTATTATCGTATGCGTCAGCAATACCAACTTCACGGAAGTTAAACTGCCAAGCATCTGCATCCTTGTTGTCCTCGGGTGCGATTGCTTTGTTTACATTTCTCTTCTGGAACTGGATTACCGCGGATTTCTCAACGATGAGGAAGTCAAGTGACTTGCCTGTAGCAGCCTTCTCAAATCCACCTTTCTCTTCTCCGCCTGTCTTGCCGTCTTTCTGCTTGATTGCAGTGTAAAATCTACCTGCAGGCACTTCCTGAACTGCCGCAAATTTATTCAAAATCTCTTTTGATTTTGTGGTATCAAGGTCGCGAATCAATCCAAGAACCGTTGGCGAAATGAGTAGGACTCTGCTATCAATTGGAACCTCGTTGTCTGTCATCTCATCGTATAGCTTGGATATAGCCTTAATAGCTGTTGCTCCATCTGTAATGGTTGTTGCCTTAATGCTTGTACCTGCCTTTTTGCAATACATTGCAATTCTAAAAGCGTCAAGCTCAGGGACAACCTTAGTGCGAAGGAACTCGCTTGAAAGCTTACCGAACGCCATTCCTACAGTGTCGATGTTATCTACTGCATCTACAGTAAAGCTACGACCTCTATCAAAGTTGCACTTGACTGTCTCGTTCTTAAAATCGACACCGCCCATCGTGTAACCTGCAGCACGATCATAATCCGCAAGACCGTCCATGTCGATTTTTGGAATGATAAGCTCGTCTGCATTAGCACCCTGTTGAGCCAGCTCAGGTGCTCCGTCAAGAATTGCTGTGCGTGATGCATTCTTGTAAACTTCATCAAGAAGTGTAACGTAAACTTTAAATTTTGAAATCTGATTTGCCATTGTTTAATTTTCCTTTCCTTTTGGTCCGAGACCCATTACAGCTCTTGCCGTTGCTTCTGCTTCGTTAGTGCCTCTAACACCTCCAGCAGCATTGCCCGAAGAGTCTACCTTTGCACCAGTAGGATTAGCTTCTGTGCTGCCAAACAAAAACGATGTGTCCTCAGCTTCCTTTAGTGCGTTGATTGCCGCTTCGATGTCGCTTGAACGATCCTTGCTTGCTCTCAGCTCATCGAGTTTGAGTTCTGCCCTTATACTTGCAGTCCTACGACCGCCTGCCTTTGTGATGGCATCATCTAACAGCTTGTCAAACTCTGCGCATTCCAGCTTGTTCTGCATCTCCTCAAGTTCCTTTTTGTGATCAGCAGCCTTAGTGTCCGCAGCAGCCTTAAGCTCATCAATCTGCTTTTGCAAAGCTTCCTTGTCGCCCGCAGCATCCTGCAGAGATTTGATATTCTTTGCTTGCTCGTCAAAATCAGCCTTAACCTTGTCGTACTGCTCAGCTTTATCCTTGACTGGATCTAGCTCTGCGTGGTGCGCATTAAGTATCTTTGTGATAACCTCATCGTCTGTGATACCAAATTGCTTTAGTGAGTCTCTTGTAAATGCCATTTTTATAGTTTCCTTTCTGTTTAACGTCCTGCGAGTGCTTACGCTGGGACTACCTTGCTTGTCCTGTTTTACGTCGGATGAACAAACGACAATAAAAAAACACCGCTTACTTGCGATGTTTAATAACGTATTTAGTTATAAAAAAGACGCGGAGCCCGAAGGACATCCGCGTACATTCCCAAAAAATTAATTGTCATTCAAAGAGTTGTTTTTATCCAGCTCTTCCCAAGCCTTTTTCACGGCTTTTTGATGATTTTTCCATGACTTATCATTGTATTCGTCAGATTTGCTGTAGTCATAGACCCATTCATCAGGAATGATTACAGCGTTCTTGCCCTTAAATTCTTTCATAATTCCATCCAAATCTTTCTGCTACCTTCTCTACGATTTCATGACTATGCTCTTTCCAAACTTTTTGACTATCGACTATTTTTTCATATTCTTTTTTAAACTTCGGCGCCAATTCAGTACCTGCACTATTATAAACCGACCAGATGGCGTCCAAGTCGGGGCGCTCACCACTGCCCACAGAGAGTACGTATCTTGTACCATCATGCCCAATAACGCGCATTGTTTCGACGCTCGGCAGTCTACACATTATATTCATATCCTCGGGAGAAAATGAGCTACTCTTCGGATGATTGTGTAAAGATATTATACTCCCCTCGTTTAAGGACTTCAAGTACTTTATTTCTTCTGCAGAAATTGCCACGCTGCTTTGACCTCCTGTTTTGAATGGCAGAATCTCATTCCCATTTTTGTCAAGCCATATAAGCGCCTCCGTGCCATGTTTCTTTCCATGTGCTAATACTTTTGCCTCTGCATGGTCAAGTACGTTTGTTGATTTCAAATACTCAAAATCCCTCTTATACCCCTTAACGTAAAGCCTGTTGAGGTTCTGCTTGAGTCCTGCCTTCTCGCAAAATCGAGCGTATTGCTGTTCTTTTGCTGTAATGGCAGCAGTCATATTCTGCCCGCCTAGATATTGCCTTTTAAACTCCCTGAGCTCTCTTTCGAGCCGACGCTGGTGTTGTGTTGCCTGATAATATGTGTATGTCTTTCCATTAACCTTAACCGGCTCAGGCTCTTTTTCGATTGGAGTAGGGTCTGAAAGACCCGCAATAAATGGATAAAACGTATGTTTGCAGTTATACCCGCAAAGTCCAGCCGGATCGTGTGGATAACCAGTCACTGCTTCAAGGTTTAAAATCTTATAGCCTAGTCGCTTACTTTCTTTCGGATGAGCCTTCCCGCTTATGCTATACACCTTGCCTTGCCATCCTGCGTGATTTGCGTGTCCGTCTCCGGATCGTGCTCCACCATGTGAGGAAACCTCGACTAAATCCGTTCCAAGCTGTTCTGCGTTACTCATTGATATATCCGCTGCCATTTGATTTAAAGTCGTTCTGACTGCTAAATGTGCAGCCACATCTATCCCTCTAGTTATCCCTGACGCATAGTTTACATACCTTAGCCCGCTTTTTTCGAGTTCAGAAACGACCTGCTCGACCGCTTGCTCTGACGAAAAAGTACCGCTCGCAACGTTCATGACCGCCTTATCCATCGAATGATTAAACGCTTTCTCAACTGGAACAGGAGCTCCTGTAAACTTAAACCCTGTAGAATGAGTCAACGATTTCAGCTCGTGTTCCAATCTCTTCGAGCTTTCTGCAGAGATTTGTTTCAGTTCTGGGCTTGATTTTAAGTTTTGCCCTTTTGTCTTCCAAAATGCCACATCATCTGCAAACGACATGTCGCCCGCTCTTCCGACAATCTTGTCACCATGAGCTTGAGCCGAATCCACGGTCTCTCTAATTCGCTCTCTAACAAGCTTTTTGTGTTCGAGAGTATTCTTGTTTAACATCTCAACAAAATCCTTATCAGCATGCAAATATTTAAGCACACGCGCTTGTATCTCTCGGGGGCTATATCCGAGCGACTCAAGAGCCTTAGCTTGAAGCTCAGCAGTTTCTGTCCAGCGCTTTTCTTTGCGCAATCTTCGAGCTATGTCCTGGATTGTATCTTGCTCCAAGTCTTGGAACATCGGTATTATCTCAGTGCTTAGCTGTTCTTTTTGATAATCGGATAGCATAGCTATGCCTCCGTTTCGTCATCGACTTCCACGTCGTTGTACCAGGCTTCGGCTTCAGCTTCAGTAAGTCCGTATTTATCCTGGATGTATCTCTTAACAAGCTTCGGCAGTCCAAAGGCTTGTGCATCAGCTCTCATTGAGTCGAGCTCGCTCTGTCTGTCAGTGATAAAGCTGTCATCGTAAGTGATAGCAATCTCATCGTTAAAATCATACTCAGTTTTGTGGAATGCATTAGAAAACCACAGTAGCGCTCTCACAAGGTCTTTTATGTAATCCGTCAGGTTTTGTCTTTGTTTGTTTAGTTCTTGCATTGAGTCTTGCTTTGTACCGATGTACTCTGTAGCAGTCTTAATCTGTCCGTTCTCAAAACTGTATTTACGAGTTCCAAAGCCAAACATTGTCGATAGCAATGATAGCGACAGCTCAAATGTCTTAGTGATGCTGTCAATACGGATAACAGGATTTATCTCCTGAACCATATCATCGGCATTGGGCAGCTTCTCCCCCATCGAAACAAAGGTCTTTTTATGCTGCTTATTCGGTGTAGACGGTGATCCGTTTTTATCAAAATTACACAGTGCCTCGTTGTAAAGCACCATCTTATCTGCCTTATCCAGGTCTCCAAACAGCACGTTGAAGATAAGATCAATGCTCTTTAGTATTGGAATGGCTCCGTAAATCTTGGGGTAGCCATAGCCTTTCATATCCTTAAGATTGTTAACAACTGCAGTCGTAAGAATCGAAAACGGCTTTATCTCACCGAGATTGATTTCTACATGTTTATCTGGAATCTCCTTGCCTTGAGAGTCTAAAACGGAGGTAACAGACTTATACTTGCCATCAACAAGCTTAAATATAACGATTGTAGTCTCCGTTTTTCCGTTGACAATATTTTCTGAAGCGAACGCACACTCCGTTACTGTGCCTTTTGAAACCGTTAGAGGGAATATTCCACTCGGCTCAACGTAAACAAGCTCAATCGAACCATTTTTTAACGTTGCATCATCGTATAAATCAGCACCGACCGTTCTCGCATAAGCCCCGACGGTTCCCTGCGCAGACATAAGCTCTAATTGTCTACGAATTGCCTTTGAAAATTTATCTATTTCAAGTTGTTTGTTTATAAAATCGTTAGCAGAGTCGCTTGCAAGTGTTATATCTACAACCTCACAAAGATTTGCGTCATCCTCACACGCTCTCTTTGCAAAGCCTGTGCGCTCCATCTCGTACTTCACGTTATTTACCGTCACACGATTGTGGAAATCGTCGATGATATCATTAGAATACCAAGAATCACACAAATCCATGATGGTGAAGGCTTTTTCGTTTACGCCATATCCTAATTTATTTAAATATTGTTTAACGTATGCCATCTATCCCTCCATCGGATGAAAATAGTCAATAAAATAACTCCATGAATAGTAATCAGCGTCGTATGTATCGACATCTGTTGAAAAGTCGTCGAGCAACTTTTCTTCTTTGCTCTTACTGTCATATACCATTTCGGATATCGAATCAGCTATCGGCTCGCAGAAGTCCAAAACCCATAAAAGCCTATTTGTGTTAATCACTGAATTGTAAGCAAGGACCCTGTCGGAGAATTCCGTTTTACGACATCCAGCAACCTTAATCCCTAGACCGTTTCTCGCAGAATATATTGCCAGTCCATTCAGTATGAGCTGTTCAGCGTTATCAACGAATGCAGCTACAATCGAGATGCCGGGATAAAGTGCTTTGACCTCGCTGACGAACTCCTTAAACGCTGCATAAATCTTGTCAGGATCTACTGTCCCCTTGCTGTGCTTAATTCGTTTGTAGTACAGCCTAATCTGCTTATTAAAGCCTTTGGTAAATCCTGTAGCAACAAATGGCGTGTGTGATTTCGTACCGCCGATATCTATGCCGATATAAATCTGCACTATACCATGTACATTCTTTCGATTGCCATTTTCGTCAATGGGCATTAGTCTGTCGTAGCTTATTGCGTAAGCTTGAGCCTTGTCTGCAAACTGAGGATGTACAAGTCCTTCTGCTGCAACCCATAGCCCTTGAATAAATCGCTTAAAAAAGACGCCCACGAATTGGCGCCTGTATCTTTCTTTTATCGTTTCTGATAGCGACAGATTATCGTCCATCGTAAAATGCAAATAGATTAAATCCTTTTCTGCAGCCTGGTCAATCCAGTTTACTTTGAACCAGTGCTTAGGCTTATCCGGATTGCAGTTGAACCACCACTTTGAGCCTTCGACTGAGCAGCGTGCCGTCGCCTGATTAACAAACGACTCCGGCATAAGAGATACCTCGTCGAAAAAACACCCAGCCAGTGTGATCCCCTGTACAAGGTCTTGAGAACGTTCATCTTTGCCGCCGAAAATGTAATAATAATTTGTGACGGCGCCTCTGGTAATCTCTAACAGGTTGTCAGCTCTCCTGTCTTTGAACTTATATCCCCTGGCACAGAGCATTAGTTTAAGTGGCTTTAAAACATTTCGTCTAAAAGCTCCGATCGTTTTTCCTGCCATGCCAAAGTTTTCTCCGTTAAAGTCTTCCATCGACCACATCACAAAGGACAATGCCATCGATACCGTCTTGCCTGATCTAATCGCACCGTCAGCGATGATACCGTTCATCTCGTGTACCGGCGATTCCTGAAGCCACCAGGTTAAAATCTTTTTCTGCTTTTTACTGAACGGCTTAAATTTAAAAGCTTGTGCTAATCTTCCCATACGTCAATCGCCTCACTTTTAAGTGCATCGATAAAACCGTCGTCCTCAATTTCTTGCACGTCTTCGCCTTTTGCTTTTGCGGTCTGCGCTTTGATGTGCTCGGTTCTAGCCTCTTGCTCTTTGTTGTCTGCGTCAGTGTTAAACGACTGTCCTGCGTATTGTGCGACAAAATAAGCTGCCTTTACATTTCCTGATAGAGCCTTTCTAATTTGAGCCATCAGCATTGCACTTTCAAGTGTTGCATCAACTCCAAGCTCATCGAGTAACGGCTTCCATTCCGGCGAATCTATCTCAGCGGTAAGCAACATATTGAGTGTCTTATTAAAATTTGCTTTACGACGTCTCGCAGCTCCGCTTGCCTTTCCTGCAATCTTTGCCAATTCTCGGCGTTCGTGCGGCGTTCGTTTTTGATTTGCATCTCTGATATTGTCATATCCTGCCACACCACCACCTCTCTTTTCGTCTGTTTTGCAGCAACACAAAAGACGCCCAATTTTGAGCGCCTTCTGCGAAGTTAATTATGAAATATATTTTTTGAGGAAGCCACAATTCACTTTTCGCTAAATACAATATATCATAGGTTTTTGTCCCATTTGTCCCATTTTTTGTTTTCAGCAAAATTTTTTAGTTTTCGCTGTATTGTAGACTTGCTTATAAATGCTTGTTCCTCGATTTCTCTGTAGCTCAACTCCTCAACATAATACATCCGAAGTATCGTCCGCAAGTCCGGGTCGTCTATAGCTTCTATGTCTTTTTCTATAGCCTCAATTAGCCTGCTGATTTCGTCCAGCTTGCGTTTTAACCGTCTCTCCCTGCTTGATATACCTTTCCAGTCAAAATCGACTCCTACAAGCGATTTTGGGATTCCCTGACCTGTCTTGTAGTCCTTATAGTAGTCCGTGACTATTTCTGGCTTGGCGTTGTCGATAGAATATTTAAGTCCTTCGGCTTCGCGTCGCAGTGCTTTAAGCTGCTTTAGTTGTCCGTAATCCATCTGTGAGACTCCTATTTTTCATGTGCCTTGAGATAATCCTTGTCAAGTAAAAAACTTATGTTACAAGCCATATGCGATAGGTGAGATAGTCCACTCTCCTCGTCTACCTCGTTGCCCTCGATGTACGCAAGCAAGTGACGATACAATGCGTCTACATACCTTTTAGGCTCTACTTTTCGCCAATTCTCGCTATCTCCGTACTTTTTTGTTCCATACATTCGCACCTCGGCTACTGCTTTGACAAGCTGCGGATTAACAAGGGATAACTCTAACTTGCCTTTGTCTGCCTTTGCTGATTGGTCTTTGTTGGTCGATTCTAACTTCGCTATCACTTCGCTGTAATCATCAGTGTATAGTGCTATCCCTTGCTCGTTCACTACTCCACCGATTTCACCGTTTAGCTCATTTACAAGTCCGATGATGTTTTTATATATATTACCGGCAATCCCAAGACTGTCATAAGACATGCCAAAGGCTTTGTCATCTTGATAGCCGTGTCTACCTCTCACGAATAATCTACCTGCTGATAACTCAGGGTTAAAACCTGATATAATTGAAAAGTCAGTGTTCTTTATGATTAATTTAAAATCATCATCATTTATCGTTCTTCTCAAACTCTCGTCTTGCTCTAGCACTCTTCCCGATATTGCCCTGCCATCTAGCTTTAACTTTATTTTTAGTTTCATTACAAACGCTCCTTTTCAATCACTTCTAAATCGTGCTTATACTCATTCAAAATTTAAGTCAAGACTTCTCTGCTTTCAGCATTAACGCTTCTGCACTTCAACAGTCTTTCGAGTTTCTCTATTTCCGATTCAAGGAAATTGCTTGCATATTTAATCAATCTATTTTGTGGTATCATCTACTCCTCCTTGTATGGCTTTGGGAATGGTTGCCATGCTATAACCTCTATCCCCTCATCTAATGCATCTGACGGCGATTCTCCGTATTCTGATAGATAATCTTCACACACAGGGGAAAACCACCACCATTTCTTGTTGTGATAATATGCTGCGGCTACATCTGGCTTGTCTTTTATGTCTTGGTAGTATGGCGCGGGGTTTCGGTTTACCCAAGTTATCAGCACTGGTTCCAACTTATCTGGCAGCGCTCTTGATACGGGCGTCCAGTGGCACGCTGACGGTCGGGTATAAATACGTTCTAAAGTTTCCGCGTTTATGTCATCCGTATATTTTTTCATTATTACTCCTCCTTGTATGATGGCAACTCCATCCATGCTATAACGTCATAAAGGTCACAATCTGTACAGGAAAGGTGTACATAATCATCTTCATCAAAAGAATCTATCCACACGTTTTTTCCATCAGTTACTAGCACTTCTTCTCCATAATCGGGTAAGTTTTCAACCATATATGACCAATCGAAATTGGCATATTCTTTTTCTTCCTTTGGTGTTAAATTTCTAAATATAAGCTTGTGCCATTGAGCCACAATTGGTTGTGCGTCTAACCATTCTCCTATTTCCGCGGATGTTACTTCTCCGAAATATTCGCTCGTCTCTATTGTGTTCAAGCTGTTTCTTAGTTCGTCTAAATCTATCAATCTCATGTTATTTCTCCTTGATTCTATCCTCCACCAGCTTATGTATCTTTGCTCTGATATCATCTGCGATTTCAGTATGCTGACATACACAACAGTGTTCTAATTCGTCTAGCAAGTCGTCTAATTTGCTTTTAAGACCGTTCATCTGCTCTTCGCTTTCTTCCTGTAACCATCTGCCTATCAAGGCTTGACACATTTCAACGTCGTTCGTACACCAGTCACATTCGTTTTTACAAACTGTAATCTCGGTTTCATTTTCACTGACATTGTAAATAAACTCCGCCATTTCATCTATGCTCATAGACTTTATCTTCTCAATATTTGTCATCGTTACATCCTCTCTGCTATGCTTATCTGTTCTGCCTCGTTGTAGTTCATCCATATCGTTTCAGTACGTTTAACAGAACATTCTGCAGTAGTATTTTTGCTCAGCTTGTTCCAATCCCTTAGATATGAGTTATAGAGGTCGTTGTCATATCCACTAATCATTACCTTGCAGTCACTTTCACGCAGGACTTTTAATAGCTTTACATGGTATTCGTCGTCTAATTCGTGGTTATATAAGTGCTTTTTTCGTGTGCTCAATAGGTATGGTGGGTCTACATAAATAAAAGTCTCTTTACCTCTTAGGTTTTTTATCAAGTCTATTGCGTCCTTATGCTCTATCTGTGCATTTTTTATTCGTTCGGCCGCGGCTCGTAAAGTATCAGGTAGTTCATTCCACGCCTTTGCTGGATTTGGACTTGTCGAACCTATTCCTCGTCTAAATCCATTTTTATACTTATTTCCACACCCGAATCCTTGCCAGCACTTGACTGCAAATATCCTAGCTTTTTCAATTTCATCATCTGCAACACCGACATATGCCGCGTTGTATTCTGTTCTGCAATATGGAGTGTTTCTTATTGCCTCGGACAACTCTGTCGGAGATGTTCTCAATACCTTAAAAAAGTTATATATATCATCGTCTATGTCGTTTAAGATTTCGTTGTAGCAGGGTTCTTTGTTAAAAAATACTGCTCCACTACCGCAAAATGGTTCACAATAGACTTTGTGGGTTGGTATATGCTCAACAATCCATTTTGCAATTTTATTTTTGCTCCTGGGTATTTAAGTATTGCTTTCATTTTTCACCCTCAAAACCTCGTTGCCTTTCTTAATCTTCATGTAGCACCAAACACATAGATAGTGTTCTTTGCTTGCTATAACTGCACTGTACTTTCCGTACTCGTTGATTCGTTTTCCACATAGTTCGCATTTCATCTGCTACCTCCCATACTTGATCATGTCGTCTACTAGCTGCCTTATATCGTGACCAGTCATATCTTTTGTGCCATCTATCATCTGATTGACCGTGCACCTCTGGTCCCAAACCTCTCCGAGCAAACTCATGTATGCTTCGAGGAAGTATCCAATGCGTTTCTCTCTCCATCCGTACACTGTCCATAGCACTCGTACCATGATGGAGATGTGCAGCAGGTTTTGTAGTTTTATGATTTCAAAACGAGGGACCTGCTCGATTGGTCTTTTTTGCTTTTTGTTTTTCCTGGCTTTTGGTATCATAGTAATTACTCCTTTTGCCTTGTGTATATAAATAATGTTTTATGCATTATTATTTATTATCAATTGTCACCAAAGTACTTGGTGACGGTCTATCGCTTGATTTTCAACGTGTATAGCGATTGCTTTGTTTTTTGTCACCAATGGCTTGGTGACGGTCTATCGTTTAATTTTCAACATATGTAGCGATTGTCACCAATGTCACCACAATTTCAAGCTATCCTTACGCGAGAGTTTTTATATATTTTTTAGATGTAATTTTTTTATCTATATATATAGTGTGTGTAAATTTTTGGTGACAGGTGACACTTACCGTTTTTGTTCATATTTCAACAATTATCCGTCACCAATAGCTTGGTGACACTTGGTGACACTTAGTGTATTTCTGTTGAAATTTCAACGATTTTCATCAAACAATAAGTTTATAATGTTTGGTGACACCTTTTAAAATGGAATTTCTTCTTGAACCTCTATAAATTCAATGCTTTCAGGATTTTCTTCATCTCTTTTTAAGCAAATTGTTATCGCCCAAAATCGCAAACCATTAATTCGGACCTGCTTGTCAACTCGACCTTGTGTCGCATCTGTCAAATTATTTCTTTTCAGCCATTTTGCGAACTCTGTCGGGTTGAACCCACTTTCGGAGCATGCGGAATTGAATACATTTCGTATAATATTTATTTCTCCGCACGATATCCTTCCAAAAAATTTGCCAGCAGGTGTATAGTTTTCAGTGATGAAATTGTTTTGGTTCTCTGCAATCCAACCTTGAAGCCAATCATATGCTCGCCTATTTTGAGACACATCTTCTTTGCTTGATAAGTATGCCTTCATCTCCTCAACACTGATAGAACCACTGTCAAAGAACATATACTCGCCGAGGATTGCATCAGCTGTCAGCAATAAACTCGCTGCAAGAGCTTGTTTTTCTGTAGATTTCTGGTTTAGCTCCTTGAAAAACAACTGTTGCAAATTGATTGCTTCATGCATAACTGAATCATCTGAAATGATTCTTACGAACTCCTTTCCTGCATGCCCATAGTTCGATTTAACAACCTTTACTATACGTCCAGGATCATCAAATAACTTTGTATCCTCGCAGCTAATTTCAATAATTCTATTGACCGCACCACCCCCGGATGTATTCGATGTGATTGGCTGCTCTCCGGATGTAATGATGCAGTTCGCCCATGTGCCATTGCGCTGCAACCCACCAGTTTTCTGTCCTCTTGCCTTTCCAACGCCCTCGGACAACTGATATATGAGCTGATCAAAATCTTTACGATCCTTTATAATCTGAAGCTCATCAAGGATTAGTGGTAATGAGTTAACAAAGCCAGCTGACAACTCTTGCGCAACTGCAGTCGAATTAAATGTATGGATGTACTTTCCCATTTCGGGATTTGCCCATACCGACGCAGCGAGCATTAATCCAACTGTTTTACCAGTCTCCGTGCCACCACAAACATGGACGAAAAATGGCAAGCAGGAACACGGTTCGACCAACACGGAAGCGAATGCAGCAACTAATAAGATTTTAGGCGCCGGATTATCTCCGCTTCTTATTTCTTTGGCTAAATCTAGCCATTTCTTATTGCTGCCTTTCTGCTTTACGCTGTTAAAAAACGACTTAAAAGCTTCCTCACCATCGAATACTAATCCGTCAACATATGGCGAAAAACCATCGTCTCCAACCCATCCGAGGCGGCTGACTGATTTCTTACTTGGAATTACATCAAAGTTAAAATTCTCTGCGTCATGCAAATACTTAACGAGTGCCCTTGAATTTTCCGAAGTGACCGCGATCCCGTAGTCTGCAAGTCCAACAATTGAACTGTTTGACGCAATCTGCTTGCGGTCAACAATAATGTCTTTCCAGGCTGCCCCTCTTCTGTACGCAAGCTTAATCTTTTCGAGCCCTGTATCTACGTTGTCAAGTCTTAAAACTGGCATTATAGGATGAGGGCATGCAACTTCTTCCATACCGCCGTATCCGACCCTTGAGATGCCACTATCGTCAGCTGTCCATGTACCGACTTCAAGCTCAAATTCCTGGCCTGTAAAGTTTGTTGCGTTGCATATCAAATCATTACTTGCCATCTGTTTAAGCATCTTCAAATAAGCTTTATAAAGCGTTGTAAAGTTTTTAATCCCCACAGACTTAGCGTGCTCTGTAACAAGCGCTTTCCTCTGCTCTTTTTCCAGAGCGTTATCGCTTTGCTCGATGTATTCAAAAGGTACAACTGAGGTCAAATAGTCTTCTTTTGTAAAATCTATGGCACCCATGGATACATCACCCCCTCAATATTGTCATCTAGCCATTGCTCAGAACTAGATATATAGTAGTCAATTAACTTCGCTTCGTCCGCTTTAAAATCTGAGCTGCAGCGAACTTTAAATAGTCCTCTATGTATGTCTGTCACTTTTGAATAATAATCGCTTAAATCGGATTTTAGAGCCTCTGCCACTTTCGAGATTTTGTTATTCAACGTGATTTCTTGTCTCTCCCTTAGACTTGGCTTTTTATTTACGATTCCAAGTGAAAAGTCATAATTCAGCTTTGTTATCGCTTGAGGGAATGTAATTCCATTCAGCTCCATAGCGAGCGTAATCAAGTCCCCTTTTGCCCCACAACTCCAGCAATGATATAACTTGTCGGTATAACAAAAGTTATTATGCTTCCCTTTGTGGATAGGACACGGAATCCGCCTCTTTGGGCTTGTTCCGTATCCATACATTCTGAGGACATCTTCAACGGTCAGCGCATCTATTATTTTCTCTGCAACTCCATTCATTTCGAGTCCTCCAATAATCTAATGATTTCCTTGCCGGTGTTTGCCTTGCTGCAAAATACATACTCTATACTGTGTTTGTGCTGCCAGGCTGATAGGATTCTATAGATTTGCAAGCCTATAATCTTACCGAACCTTGGTTTCCACATCATCACGTCTTCGAGTGACCGTATTTTTACTCCATCAATTTTGTCTTGCTCGACAAGGATGTACATCTTTCCACCGATTTCATCGAGCCTCAATAACTCTCGCTTGAATCGGTCATGCTGAGATGTTGCATTTTGGGCAAGCTCAGCTATGTTCTGTTTTCTGTCAATAATGACGAGTGGGTTAGATAGATCGCAATAGTCACCAACAAACATCTTGCTTGAGATGTATTTGATTCCCTGTCGGTCAAACTCTGCTATTATCTTTTTAATTGCTCTGTCTTTCTCCCTCGTATCAATCTGTATAATCATGATGCACCGCCTTAAAACGGTACATCATCGTCTATTGCCTCAAAGGTATCCTTTGGTGAGTCAGCTGGTGCCTTTGCCTCGTTTTTACTATCAACGAATGTAAAATCATCAACAATAAGGCTCCAAAAGTATTTGTCATCAGACTTGTTGCATTGCATTGACCCATGAACAGCAATTCTGCTACCTTTCGCGAAAAACTTGTTAATCACTTCAGCTCGTTTCCCAAACACAGTGCAGTTGAAGAAGTCAGCCTCTTCCCCAAATTTGCGATTTACCGCAACGGAAAAGTTGCACAAAGAATTAGTTTCCCCTTTTGCATTTGTATATGTCTTTAATTCTGGATCTCTGACCAATCTACCGAAAATGTTGATGCTATTCATTTGCTAAATCCTCCAAAACCTCAATTCTCTTTAGCTTCTTTGTTTGTCTGCAGTAAGCACATTTTTCGCACCTTTTTGGCTCGATTAGTCCGCTTTTTACATCAGTAAAATGGTCGACATAATGTTCAACAATCTTTAATGCAGCATCTAGCTTGTACTGTGGAACCTGGAACAATCCTAAATCAGCTCCATCCTTCTGCTTTGTCGCACCAGCAATGATAAATGGCAGCCTCTTGCCTGTGCTTGCCTCAACTACTGCCTGGTAAATGGCACCCTGAATGTCGTATCCCCATGCCTCGACGAAACTAACTCGTCCAAGTTCCTCGACATATACCGGCTCAAAATCACGCATCACCTTTAGGTCTACAATTGCCTTTCCTTTATGGTAGCTATCGATTCGGATTTTAAACTCGTGCCCAAACAACTCGGCAGTCATGATTACTTGCTTTTCGCCGCTCATGTATTTCATAAACATTTCATCTCGCTCGAGTCTGTTTATAATCTCATTCGCTTGAGTATACTCAGCCTTTAGACTTCCGTCTCGTTTAAGGATTTCCGGGTGCTGCGCCATGAAAAGATCTAAAGTTCCCTCAAAGTGTGCGTCAACATATGATCCAACCAATAGCGCAGTGCTTGTTTCTTCTTCTATTTCTCCGTTAATTTTTGCCATCGTTGAGGCTTCGCATTTCATGAATGATTTAAACTGAGACGAGCCGAAATATTTCAGCTCGTTTTCTTTATCAAAATAGGTTTCTCTTGTTAGCATTTAGCTGCCTCCTTACAAATAATTAATCTCGAGTTCGTCTGAGTTGGTTGTTCTTGTCGCAATAAACTGCAATCCTTTTTCTTTGCACTTTGCATATAGCCTTTCACGGTTCGAATCTGACAGTCTTTCGACACCATCTATGAGGATAACCTGTAAGCTGTTTGGTTTAGATAATGCCACATCCACACAGAGCTCAAGCTTTTCGCCCTCGGATAAGTTTGTGACCGGCAATCCGTTTATAAGCGGAATTCCGTTCTCAACGGTTAGACCGGCTACCGGCAATGTTGCTGTCTCAAGAATTTCTCCAGGCAGCTTACGAGCAAGCTCAATCTTTCTCGTAAATTCGTTTGATACTTCAGTGAGCTCCTCCGTTTCGGCCTCTTTTGTCTTAAGACGAGCATATTCGTTCAAGTGCCTTTTCATTTCCTCGGCTGTTGATATTTCGTCTGATAGTGCCTGAGTATCAATTATCGGCTTATCTATATATTCGTTAGCAGTACCTATGTCCTTTTGCAGTTTTGCGACTTTCGTTTCATACTCAGCAATCGCAACACGATTCTTGTCTTCCAGCTTTGCGTCAAGGCCTTTCAGCTTTTCCTCCGTAGCGAACTGCTCTGCTTTGAGCCTTTCGATACTTGCCTTCAAACTCTCTCGTTCTGATGCAATCGCACGCTCATTTGATGAGATGCTGATTTCCTTTTCGGCTTCATACCCTCTCATTTTATTGTCATATGAATCCTTAAAAGCTTTTGCTCTCATTATTAGATCGTTGCTCTGTCTTATCTTTTCGAGCTCGTGATATTTAGCTGATAGATCAAAGGTCTCCCATTTGTCAGCCTGGTAACCGCTTGGGATATCTTTTGAAATGTCTTCGATTAACGCCCTGTTATTTCTGATGTCGCGGTTTACGTTTTGGCGTTCTTGGAAGTAATATCCCTTTTCGGACTGAATGTCGTTAAGCACCTGCAGAATGTTCTGCTCGTAATTGACATCCGGAGGAATTTCACCGAACTGTTCCTTTATCCAATTAAGATCCCAATCATACTCAATTAGATCAAGGATCACACGATTCTGCTCTGCCTTTGTCATCTGGGTAAATTCGACCGGGTTGAGCTGCAGTGGCGTGAATAGTGTCTTAAGCATTGATTCAGGGCTTCCAATCTCTCGACCCGCTTCTTTTACCGACTTATAATCAGCCTTATCCGTGCGCTTCTTTCTGTTAATATAAAGGTCTGCACCTGCCTCAATGAGTATCTCGCCCTCTTTTTCGCCATTTCGTATGATGTAATCTCTATCAGACTGATTCGTCAGAGCATATCTGATTGCATCAATCACCGATGTTTTCCCCGTTCCGTTTGAACCGGACAATTCTATGTTTCTTCCATCAAGCTCGGTTTCGCTTATCCCGAACAAATTTTTTATCTTAATCTTAGTTATTCTCATCGTTTAATATGTCTCCCTCTATATCTGCTTTTTCCTGTTCTGCCTTGACTTGCTTTGCACAATCCATGCAAAGTGTTCGTCCAAACTTACTTTTTGAACTCTGCGCAATAGCCCTTGCAGTGTACTTGCCTTCGTCTGTAATTTGACATCCGCACTCATCGCAAAAGTATTCATCCTGTTTAGGCGCATACGGCCTAACCCTAACTGCCATAACGGTTTTCCCAAAAGCCGAAACGCGTTCACGATACAATGCAATTTTCTTGTTTTCCCATCTCTCTACCCTCCCAGTTCCGAGCGCATCTTTTATCGCTCCTCCATTTGTTGCATTAATGATTAATGGCTTGTATCCACCCTTAAAGTGTATGCAGAGCTTTTCTTCTGACCCGCGTTCGCTTTTAACCTGGTTGACTTCTGCGTGATCTATCTCGACAATTAAGTCATCCGTTTCAGGCAAGTCCCATTCCCCGATAAAGTCCTTGTCCATGTATTGTCTGTAATCTCCTGTTATTTTTTGTTTAGTACTCATATCCACCTTCTCCTTTGTCTATAACTATTTGAGCGTTAAGCTGCTTTGTGCTTGTCATGAATGCTGTTTGTGTAAATGCCATAAGTTCAGCAAGGTTATCAAACTTGAACACAAGCGAATTTTCAGGGTTAAATATTGTCACATAGCCTGTTATCTTACTCATTGTTAGCCCTCGCTTTCTTGATTGCGTTCGTTACTATTTCTAAAATAAACTCAATGTCATCATAGCTAACCAACCAGTTCGGAATGCTGACAAGCTGATTGATAATCTTGCTTGCATGCTTCATCATTACATTCAACTTGTATGGTTGTACTGCGTTTAGCCCTTGCTCTGGGAGCTCCGGTGTGATACTATGAAATTGGATGTTGGCGCTCTCCGGAGCGTCTTTTTTTATGTTCTTCATGCTTCCTCCTTTTGTTATTTATTTAGTATCCTTTCTGCATATGCTTTGCCGTCTTCGGCGTTGCCCGAGTTGTATACGCTCAATGCGTCCTCGTAACTTCCGTACCTATTCAGTAGTTCGGAGAGTATGTCGCAGCCAACAGTGACGTTTTG